CGTCAACACAACATACGGGGGTAATGGATATAACAATGGATCCGGCGGTGGTGGCGGAGGCACTAGCACATGGGCACAAACACCAGGCGGTAACGCAGGTGCAAATACTGGCGGTGGCGGTGGCGGCGGTTCTCACTACAACGCAGGAAACCAAGGTGGCACAGGTGGTTCTGGTATTGTTATTGTAAAATATAACACACAAGCAGGCGGCGTTGCACCTAATGCAGGTAGTATGCGTGTAAACACAGATACTGGAGCAGCAGAATTTTACAGTGCTACAGGAACATGGAATAGCATGGCTATTCCTTTTAAAATCAGAACTGTTATTACCCATCATTTTATGGCCGGCGGATATAAAAGTTCAAGTGCATGGAACAATGTAAACAGAACTACGCAAGCGACAGATACTACATTAAATTTAGGTGACGGTAGTATTACTAGATCTTTTAACTATCAAGGCGGAGCATGTGGTAAACACGTTGGATTTATCTTTGGTGCTGGTAACGGACATGCTGTAAGTTCTAACGTAATTGTTGCATTTAACATGCGTACAGAACAAGCATACACAGGACATGTAAGTCAAGCAGGAAGCTATAACGGACTAAACAAAGGTACAGTTTTTTGGGAAACCTACTACAGTTGGACTACTGGAGGCGGAAGTTCTAACATTGACGAGTATAACCTAACTACAGAAACTCTAACACAAACTATTGGTGGTTGGAGTAGCACAAACCAATGGGGTATGAGCTCAGAGCATGAAGCATATTTTTATTGGGAGAATGATTCAAGAGTATGGACATACACCACAAGAACAGCAAGAAGTTCACCAAGCGGACAACCTTGTAATCACCATCAGCAAAAAGCAGTCCAGTCTAAATTAAACTACGGTTGGGCAGGCAATGAAGGTTCTTGGAACGGTGGCTACAATCTACGTAGAACAAACTTTGTAACTCACCAAGCCAATCAAGGTACTTATGGTAAACCGAGCGGCAACTCCGGAGAAGAAAACTTCTCAATGGGACAAGACTGGCAATATATGTTAGGTATGTACAATGGATTACAGAACAACATTTCGTGGAAATGGCAATATTATACTGAAACCGGATTCCAGGGAGGATCTACACTAGAACCTAAAGGAAAAGCTGGTTCAAGTTCTGGATTCTGCTGGTGGAGAGGAGACTAAATGGCAACCTTAAAAAATACTAATATAGATGATACTGGTCACCTTACGTTACCAGGACAAGGAACCACAGTTCAAGGTAATATTAGATATAATAATGCTGAAAACAAAGTAGAGGAATATCAAGCACAAACAGCTGGCGGTAGATGGAGCAGTATGGCTGCTCCATATTTAACTAGACAAATTGTAACCACCGGTTATTTACATGGAGGATATGCATTTAGTGTTGTTTGGACAAACACCAATAAATCTACTTTTGCAACTGATACAACAGTAGATTTAACAGGAGCAAATCAAACACAAGAAAGAGGACACAACTACAAAGCAAGTGTTTGGAGTGCAACCACAAACTTTACTTTTGGCGGACAAGCTAATGCTCACTGTGCAGGTTCTAATGGAAATATCGCATTTAACATGGTAACAGAGCAAAGTTTTACTAGTGGATACAGCAGAACTATTCCTTGGACTACTAATAATAATGCTTGCATCCAGCAAGAACAGTGGAGAGGATGGACAGGCATGGGCGGAACATCAAACGTATATGAGTTTGATTTCCAAACAGAAACATTAAATACCAGTGCAATAACATCTAATCCTAATTCAGGCGGATGGGGAACTAACCATGAAAGTCATGCTGTATGGATAGGGTCAGGCGAAGGTTATAGATTTGCATTTGCTACACGTACAAACATCAGTGGTAGAAGTTTACGTGTACAAGGTGACAAACATCAGCACACATTACAATTCAAACATTCCTATCATATTGCCGGTCGAGAAGGAAACCCATCTTCTAACTGGAGGGAAACTAATATGTACAGTGACACAACCAGAGACGCTATCGGTAGCAAGCCAGCATATAGTGGCGAAGAAAATACAGTCACAGGGCAAGAATGGGCTTACGGTCTAGGATGGTATCAAGGTGGTCACGTAAATACAACTTATAAATTTACATATGCTACTAGATCAGGGATAACTACTACATCAAGTACACAGCCTAAAGGAATGAATGGGCAAAGTTCCGCAACGATGTCGTGGAGAAGTTAGTGAGGGTAAATATAGTATATATATTACCAGGAGTTAATTATAAATGAGTAAACAAGATAGACTAATCCAATATAGTTCAGATAGATTTGTAAGCGAACCAAAATCTGATATTTCTATGCTGTCGGATGTTGATAAAGAAGTTTTGCACAAAGCAATGAACAAGGAATGGACTAATCCAAAATACAAATTACGTTATTTTGTAGGCGAAGCTCAAATTACACCTTATGCTAAAATGCGTCAATGGCTTTTAGAAATAAAATCAAAAGAAGAATCTATTGAAAACTTAGAATATGAAATTGCAAAAGCACAGGTAGAATACGATAGATTTGAAAGAATGAGAGACCAAGCCCATGACGATTTAGACAAACGTCTTGCTGAAATTGAAATGTGGAATTCTGATAGGATTATGTATACCACAAAGCGTAGATTGCAAGATTGGTATTTAGAAAGACAACAATTAATTGATTTGCTGACAGAGTTTTTGGCAAGTGATCAAGCATATTTGCCTGACGGGTCTGGTAGAACATATATGGATATTCTTAATACAGAAGAAGAAGATTTATATGAAGCAGAATATTGGACAAACAGACTAGCAAAACAAGCAGCAACAGATATGTTGTTTTACGGAAGAATTGGTTCTGGAAATATGGATGCTATTCTGCAAATGCCTCCGGAACAGCAAGCGGAAACACTATCTTTGACTGTAAACTATAGCACTAAACTACAAGATTATCAAAATAGGTTGCAGTCAGAAGCAGAAGAAAATTTAAAACTAAATTATCAACAGGAAATGAAATCATTAACCACACCTGCAGATGAAAATGATGTAGAAACACATTCCCTTGTTGATGATACTGAAAAAAAAGATGAGGGGTTAATAGACGATGTATATTCTACATGAAACAGTTGCGAGCAATGATCCGAGATTAGATCCTCGTATAAAAACAAAAACTAATGTTTGGCACTACACTATAAGCGAATTAAATCCTAACGAAGGTATTATTACTTCGTGGCTTAACCCTGTAGAAGTTACAGAAGAAGAACTAGTAGCATCAAAATTTACAAATGTAATGGATAATATGGTGCCAATATTAGTAAACACTGCTAATAGAGTAGATATGGTAGAGCCTACAAGTTTTGGTGATCCTACATATGAAAAAATCATGTATACACTGACAGCAACTGATAAATCAAATCTTGTTTCTTTGATGAAAAAAATGATGAAATTACATGCTGAAAATCATATAGAAGATAACGGTATTAAACAGAAACTTTTATTGGGCATAGAACCTCTTTCAAACGTTGAAGAAACACAAATGTACATGGCCACGTACTTCGAATGGGAGTGTGCATTTACACATGATAAAAATAAAACACCTATGTTTGATGTAGCATGGGTATGGGGTCCTGAAGAAAGAGGAAACATGGAAGAAACTCCTCTACAACAGGTGGAAAATCCACCTAGCTAAACACTTCACATTTCCTCTGGGTTAGGTACGCTTACAATAAGTATGTAGTACTCAGAGGAAATATTATGCGCAAAATTTTTAGTGTTCCGTTAAATCCTAAACTATCACCAGAACAATACACAGAATTTTACAATTTTTTATTAGAATATAAAGATTATATATATGATGTGTATTTTACATCAAGAATAGCACCTTTTATGCAAGATGCTATGGGAGATTTATTTGTTTATAGTGAAGATTATGATCATGCAATTGAGCAAGCACTAATTATACAGCAAAACATAGGCATACCTATTAGTGCAACATTTAATAATATTCAAGTTGCACCTACGCAAAAAAATCTTGATACTTTCATTAAAAATTTTAAACCTTTGTATGATGCAGGTGTACATGTTGCTACTATTCCACATACACATTGGATGGCTACAGGACAAATTAAATGTGCATTTCCAGAACTAAAAGTAAAAAATACAATTTTACGAGATGTCAGAATCGCATCTGAAATTGTAAATCTTGCAAAATATGGGTTTGATTATATAAATCTCGACCGTGATTTAATGCGTGACAGAGATACATTAATCCGGTTGAAACAAGCAAAAGACTGGATAAAGGAAAATTTAAATAAAGACATACATTATAGTTTACTAGCAAATGAAGGATGTATGGGAAATTGTCCTATGATGGTAGAGCACTTTCATTTTAATAATACCAGGTCAGGAGATACCCCTCAATATTTTAACGATTCTATAAGTAGAGTAAGTTGTCCTAAATGGGACGTAGATGATCCAAGTGTGCATCTAAAGACAGCAAACATTCCTCCATGGAAGGAAGATTGGGACGAATTTATAGACGATCTAGGAATAAATGTGTTTAAAATGCATGGTCGCGAATCGCCAGGACGATTATGGGAAACTATGGATATAATTAAACGCTATGCAAATAATGAAGATATATTATTTGATAATTTTAGCAGTTATTTACAAGACAATAATTTAATTGAAAAACCTATTAACGCCTGGCGTAAGAAAATTAAAAATTGTAAATTTGATTGCTGGGAATGTCATTTTTGTGATGACATATATAAAATTAAATCAGAAATCGATCATACTCCGTTAGTTAAGCATGTAGCACAAGCAATACTAGATAGCGGAGTTCCGACAGTAAAAAATAGTATTCCTGGATTAACAAGTTCTAGAATAAAAACGTTGCTAAATCTAATTGCTAAAGAACGCAAAATTTATATGGAAGTTGGCACTGCACTAGGGGCCACATTTTGCGGAGCTCTTGTGGGCAATAAAGCCAAAGGAATAGCAATCGACACTTGGGAGGAAAATATACAACCTTTTAGGACTGATGTTGGAGAACTACCTGAAAACAATTTAGAATTATTTAAGGAGAATGTAAAGACACATTTAGATAACGAAGTTGAGATTATAAATCAAGATTTATTTAAAGTGGATTTAACAAAATATTCTAATCAAATAGATATGTGGTTTTATGATGGGCCTCATAGCGAATCTGCTACAGCAAAAGCAGTTGAGTATTATTCCTCTTGCTTTTCTGAAGAAACTGTGTTAATATTTGATGATGCTAACTGGATGGGCGTTGTTACAGGCGCAAAAAAAGGAATCGAAAAAATAGGAGCAAAAGTAGCGTATGAAAAATTAATCATGGGGGAGCAAGAAGATCCAAATGGTTGGTGGAACGGTTTATACGTTATGGTGGTAAGAAAATGATAGAAAATGTTTTTGCAATTCCTATATATACAACAAAAGTTAAAGATTTTGTAGGAATTTCTGCAGAAGTTAATAATGCTATAGAACATAGCAAATTTGCCAACGAATGGCAGCCTGACAACGACACTGCAAAAACAACATTTATACCTCAACAAGAAACAAATGTACTACGTAAATTTTCTATGGAAAAGCTGGCAAATGAAATATTTGACAATGCAGAAATTTATTTAAATGAAACTAAACAACCTATAAAACAAAATACAGTAAGTATAGAACAAAGTTGGATTAATATTTTTGAAGAATCGCAACATATTGGTACACACGAACACGGTTATCAACCTAACACGTTGAGTGGTGTTTATTATCATTCTGCTCCTAGTGGATGCGGAAACATTATTTTTAAAAATCAAAATCCTTTTGTAATAAGTTTTCCGCATCAGTCTCCATTATATTCTAATCTTCATACTGTAGAGGCAACTGAAGGTTTACTAATTTTATTTCCAAGTTGGTTGTTGCATAAAGTAGAACCAAATAGATCAGGAAAACAAAGGTGTTCGCTATCCTTTAATATAGCGTTTGATTATATATTTTACGGTGATTAAAAATGAAACAAATAAAAAAAATTATAATATTTGGTGGCGGAACATCAGGTTGGTTAGCAGCAGCTCATCTTAGTAATACACTACAGAATCCTGTTGAAATAATGCTAATAGAAGATGCAAGCGCAGGGCCTATTGGAGTCGGTGAAGGTACACAACCATTAACTGCTAAATTTTTACACGAATGCGGTCTAATGCCAAAAGATTGGATGAAACCTAGTAAGGCGGCACTTAAACTTGGAGTAGAATTATCTGGATGGAATGATGATCCATATTTTGTAGATAATGATGATGCTAACAATTATGTTCCTGCACAAGATAAGTTGATTAATAATTATTTTATTACTAAACCTTACAAAGAATATGCAGACTGGCATCCTGCCTACAGAATTGCAAAAAATAACACATCACCTAAATTAACAGAGTTTACAGATGTAAACTTTGGTAATGGTTTGGATAGTTTTGGAGCAGTGCATTTTAGTGCGTATGATATTATTGACACAATTAAAAGGATAATATCAAATAGAATAACTTATGTAGACACAAAAATTGTAAATGCAGAAACCGACTCAACGGGAATAACAAAATTAATAGATGAAGAAGGTAGATTTTACACAGCAGATTTGTATTTAGATTGTTCTGGGTTTAATAGTGTATTACTAGAAAAAACTTTAAAATCAGAATGGATCAGTTACACTGACAATGGCTGGCTGTTAAACGACAGCGCAGTTGCAATGCCAACACAATATAATAATCCAAAAGAAGAATGTCATCCTTATACTAAAGCAACAACTATGAATGCAGGCTGGAGATGGACAATTCCTACCTATAATAGAATAGGTAATGGTTATGTATACAGTAGCAAATTTATTTCTAAAGAAGCAGCAGAACAAGAGTTACGAGAAGCATTAAATGATTTTGAAACTCCTGTTAAACATTTAAAAATGAAGTGCGGAACACACAAAGCAATCGCATTAAAGAATGTATGCGGTGTAGGGTTAGCAGGAGGATTTGTAGAGCCGTTGGAAGCAACAGGAATAACATTTACTACAGCAGTAATTAAGTCTGTGTCAGATTTGCTAAACATGTATCAAAACAATTGGAATGACGAAGTTTTAGATCATCTTAATCAAGGATGGTATGAAATGAGTATAGAAATTTTAACATTTATTTGGGCACACTATTATTTTAGTTCTAGAAATGATACTCCTTATTGGCAAGAAATTAGAAAACAAAAAATTGAAGACTTGCCTACTAATGCTCAATATATGCTGTCTAATTATTATCCGGATTTGAAAAACTTCTTATATTTTAGCCCACAAAGTATGTTTACCTCGCAACAATGGTTTAGTATGTTACACGCCGGCGGTGCGTATAAAAATATTATAAAACAATTAGATCCTAAAGAAAAACAGTACTACGAATATTTTATACAAGTACAAAATAAAAGAGTCGAATTAGCATTGGAAACATTTCCAAATCATTATGAGTTTCTGAAAGAATGGTATGACGGATGGACAACAAATTAGAAATATTTCACGCTGATCTTTTTATACATGATAATGTAGGTACAGATTATCAAGTTGCAGATTTAAAAGATCAAGTTTTATCTGCTAAAGAAAAAAATAGCGGTGTTATTCCTAATAGTAATGATAATTGCTGGCGAAGTGTGCATCAATACGATAGAATAGATTGGCTCTATAATGCTGTAAAAGAACTTACAAAGGCTGCTAGTGAATACTATTTTGAGACAGACAAATTTTTTAGTAACAATCTAATACAAAGAAAAATAGATATAAAACTTTGGACAAATGTAAACGAGCCAGGCGGTGCTAATGTTTTGCACAACCATGAAAAGGATTCTTATGCAGCAGTTTACTATGTAGATGCAGAAGATACTGGATGTTTAAGTTTTCTTAATCCTGCAAACTTATTATCTAATTGTAATCCATTGTCTCCTATGACTAGGCAATTAGTATATCCGCCTGTAAACAATCAATTAATTTTGTGGCCGGCTTGGGTACCACATGAAGTAGAAATTAACAAATCAGATAAGCAAAGAATTAATCTTGCATTTAGTATAAGGGTATCATAATGAAAGTACATGATAATATATTACAACCTAACATGTTTAAAAAATTGCAATCAACTATTTTAAATGCACAAATACCATATTATTTTGGAGAATCTACAGCTTTTAGAGAAAAAGAAAAACCAGATGTACTAGATTATAGTTGGAGTCATTTGGTATATGAAGAAGGACAGCAGTTAAGTAGTTTAAGTAGTTTTTTAGAAACAGTTTTACTTAGTGCGTTAGATAATGCTGAAATAGAGATACAAAATTTAATTCGTATTCGTATTGGGTTAATTACAGCAACTAAAGATCCTATTGTACACGACCCGCACATAGATTACGAAACAGATCATCAAGTAGGTTTATTATATGTGCATGACAGTGACGGCGATACAATTATATATAAAAACACTTATGAAACAAATAGTTCTTATAATAGTATTGACTTTATTAAAGATAAAAAATTAGAAGTTTTAGAACAAGTTAAACCAGTAGGAAATAGAATGGTATTTTTTAATGGTTTACAGTATCATTCTAGTACAACACCTATACACCATAATAAAAGGATTGCAATAAATTTTAACTATGTCTAAAGATAAAATACAATTTTTTTCCAAAGTTAAAGGATTAGCAGAAGCATTTCCTATTATACCTGCTAGGCAGTTTGATGCTAAATGGATGCAAAACTGTAAAGCAGATTATGTCAAAGTTAAAAATAGCTTGCAACCTAGTCATTTACAGTTATGTCCCGGTATATTTGATATTTTTAAATATGGATATATGGTTCCTTTATGGCATGATACTGTTTTGAAAACTACAAGAGACAGAGAAGATTTTGATTGGGTTTTGCCTAGCAAAACACTAAGCACCATGAGAGAAGGCGAAGCAGTTGGGACACATCCATACGAAGTAACTAAGTGGTTACCTAAACGTCATTATAGCAAACATGCTATTGTAAAATTTAATACACCTTGGAATGTTATTGCACCAAAAGGAATAAAATTCCTAGTGTTACCCATACCATATCCTGATACATTTGAATTTGAAAGTAATATAGGTATTTTAGATCCTGCTATTAGCACAGAATTAAATATCCAGGGATATCTTAATATTAGCGAAGGAGAACATATGATTAAGGCTGGTACTCCTTTGATGCATATTATACCATTATCAGAAAAGAGTTTTGATTTCGAATGCAGAGATATGAATGACAACGATGCAGAATGGTTAGAGAAAAGGGTTTACTTTAATATTTTTGGATTTAAATTAAATAAAGCAAAACTTAAAGATGCATACAATAATCATTTTTGGAGAAATTAAATGATATACGAAACCTTTACACGTAATTTTGTAAGATATTCGCAGGAACTAAGAGACGACGGCGGCGATCCGTACAAAGTTATTAAAACAAAAAAAGACAGAGTAAAAGCACGGCAGATACTAAACATGTATCTAAAAGATAGAGAAGTTTATTTAACTTATAAAACCGGCGATATTGTTACTTCTGTTGTTGCAACAAAAATACCGTCTAGTGAGCTACCACAACCGTTACCAGCAATTGAGCCAGTTGAAACTCACATAGGAGAACATATAGAGCTGCAAGAACATCATGTATCTTTTTACATTATGCCTGCATGTGAGCCTACACTAGTACACATTGACGATGTAGTAGAATTTGTTGTAACACCTGATAATATCGATAACCTTTTCGATTACTTAAAGTTTCATAAAGATGAATTTTAAAATATTTAAAAAACCAAAGTTAGAATTTGTTGCACTGTTACCGGAAGTAGCACAGATTATGCCTATTTTGCCTGCTAGTAAACACCAATGGCAATGGGCTAAAGATGCATTAGAAAACTATAAAAAAGAAAAAGACAACAACAAAACAAATAGGTTTACACATGTATCAAGATGCCCTGGCATATTAGGAATAACAAAGTCAGGATGGATACAACGTGCTTGGCAAGATATTGTAATAGAAACAAACGGCGACGGTAAAAGTTTTAAATGGAAAACACCTATAAACCAAGCAGTTACAGATAGTGATAATAATTGGAAATGGGATTATGTAAGCCATCACCCTGAAGAATTATTCGGTTTATACAATCCTGACAAAAACTGTTTGCAAACAATAATAAAAATACAAAGTCCGTGGATGGTGTATATTCCTAAAGGTTACTATTTAATGAGTATGCCCTTGCCCTATCCTGACAGGCACGAGTGGACGGCAGCAACAGGATTTTTAGACCCAGACTACGGTCCTAATTTTTTAAATGTACAAATGTTCTGGCATAATCTTAATGGACAAACAGTTATTCCAGCAGGCACTCCTTTGTGCCAATACATACTAGTTAAAAAACAATCAGTTGAAACAATTGTGAGAGAATGTAACAACAATGACATTGATAATTTAAGATTACGAGCAAGTGCTATAGATTGTAAATATCAAAGCAATTATACTATACTTAAAGATTTAAAATGGAAATAAGTACTTGTATGCAAGATTTTTACAGTTTGCTAGGAGTTAACCAAAATTCTAGCTTAAAAGATATAAAAATTAAATTTAGAGAACTAGCAATGGTTTACCATCCTGATAGAGGCGGCAATCCTGACGAGTTTAAAAGACTAAAGACTGCATACGAATGGTTGGTCCAAAATCACAAACAGGAAAAAAACTATATATTTGATGCTTCATCGGATGCACTATTTAAAAAATTATTTGGGAATCCCAATCCACCGTTTAGGAGATAATCATGGCGGCTCATAAAGTAGAAATTTGTCAATATTTACACAAAGAAACACAAACACAAAATAAAGCTCACGAAAGAATTCTAACATGGCAGATGAACCATAGATGGGTTAAACATCAATTATCACACGATAAAAGAGAATTGTTGTTTTGGTTTGATGAAGATTATGAAGAATTTAAACGTACTTGGCAATATTATTACAAAGACATTTATTGATAAATATGATATAAGCCGAGGAATATAAATGTCATCAAATCCAGTAGTTAACAATATAAGAATTATTCCTAGAGACAACGCTTTCCTAAATAGAAACACAGGCTCTAGTGGAGAAATCTATTTTAACAAAGAATTAAATTCTCTTAGACTATACAGTGGTCGACTTACTGGTGGTTACGAGGTCCTTAGTGAAGCAAATTTATCAAAAATATTAGGCGATTTGCAAACGGCAGCAATTTCTTATACTGTTACTATGGGAGTCGACACTATTGGTAGCGACCCAAACGGTAAATTTTATATAGACGGTGTAGAATCTCCAGATTTAACTTTTGTCAAAGGTTATACATATGTTTTTGATCAATCAGATTCATCAAACGCATCTTATAATAGTCTATCATGGCCAATTATGTTTGACACAGAATCTGGACATTACACAGACGGGGTTATATTTGTTTTAGATGAAATACCTGTTACTATGTCTTATTATGTAGAAAGATTTGCTTTTGCAAATACAAGAAAAGTTTACATAACAGTAAGAAGCAATGCACCAGAAGCGATAACTTACGGAAGCTCACAAGGCGGAAATATTACTGTAGGAGTACCTGGCAGCGGCAGCGGAGGTTCTAATAGTTCTAGCATAGAAGTTTCGGATACTGCACCTAGTAGTCCTAGTCAAGGCAATATATGGTTTAATAGCGACAACGGTAGACTATATGTTTATGTTACTGATACAGATAGTAGTCAATGGATACAGCCTAGTGTGCCTGTGCCTAGCACATTTAGTAATGTTGCTATCACAGACAGTACACAGTTTAGTGCAGAAGGTTCTGATACACTTAGATTTGAAGATGGTCCGGGTATTGAAATTTCTTCAGACCCTATATCAAAAACAATTAGAATTAGTGCTTTATCTACAGGAGGAGGCGGTGGCGGAGTATCTTACGATCAAAGTTTAAATACAACTGATAGTGTAACATTTAGCAGTGTTAGTGCAACCAATTTTACAAACACTGGTGTAGGCTTACCAGAATTAGAAAGTGCTAGTTCGATAACATTAACAGCACCAGACGGTGTAATTGTTGCCGGTGGCCAACTAAGATTACCTAGTCACGATGATGCATCAAGGGATGCTCTTATTGCAGCTAATGGTGATATGATTTATAATACAGATGATAATAAAATACAAGCGTACATTAATGGAGCTTGGAGAAGAATAGACGATTCTGCAATTGTTTAAGGAAAACTTATGACTGAAAAAGAATATGTAGTTGTAGTAAATGCAGGAGTAGATTTAGAAGCTTTTGATGCAGAGTTAGCAGCGTCAACTGGAGAAGGACCTATACCTAATCGTGCAGTTGACATTGCAAATCCTCGAATAGGTTCAAAAAGGATGACTCATTGGATGCTTACAGACGCGGAAGCTAATACATTAATGTCTGATCCAAGAGTCTTAAGTGTAGAAATACCTGCAGATCAACGTACAGATATTTCTATAGGATTGCGAGCATTTCAAGGCGACGATTTTACAAAACCTAGTGGCTTAGATCCTAGTGTGGTTAATTGGGGATTGCGCAGGTGTATAGAGAGTACAAATAATTACAGTAATAATAGTTCTGCAACAGGGCAGTACGAATATGCATTAGATGGAACAGGAGTTGACATTGTAATACAAGACAGCGGACTACAAGTTGATCATCCAGAATTTGCAGGCAGAGTGCAACAAATAGATTGGTATGCAGAAAGCGGATTACCAGGCACACAAAATGCTAATCATTATAGGGACTTAGACGGCCATGGAACGCATTGTGCAGGTATAGCAGCAGGTAAAACCTATGGCTGGGCAAAAAATGCTCATGTGTATAGTCAAAAATTAGCAGGGTTAGAAGGCTCTGGCGACAGTGGAACAGGAATTTCCATTACAGATGCATTTGATACTATTAGACTTTGGCATGCAGCAAAAACAAATGGCCGTCCTACTGTTGTTAATATGAGTTGGGGATATTCAAGCACTGTAAGTGGAAACCCTACAGGAGGAACTTACAGAGGTGTTCCGTGGGTATGGAATGTTGATTATAATAATGATACGTTTTTGTGGCAAGGCACAGGCATAGTGCCTGCTGTATTTGGACCTGCTAGAGTTTATCCAGCAAGAGTTGCATCTGTTGATGCTGAAATAGACGATATGGTTGCGGCAGGCATTCATGTTTTTATAGCAGCTGGAAATGATTTATACAAAGGGGACGATGTTGGAGGTTTAGATTATGACAATAGTGTAATCTATGGCGGTACTACTTTGTATTACCATAGAGGAAGTAGTCCTCATTCAGACAATGCTATGTGTATTGGAAATATAGATTCTGCTGTACAACTTGATGGTGGAATTTACAAAGATAAAACTGCAAATACAACTTCCAGAGGACCTAGGGTTGATATATTTGCTCCAGGAACAAATATAATTAGCACATTAAGTAATTCTTCTATATATTCTACCGGAGATTATCCTGATAACACTAGTTTTAATGTTGGTAATTTGAGCGGAACTAGTATGGCTTCGCCACAAGTAGCAGGTGTTTGCGCCCTTCATCTTCAAGTTAATCCTCAAATGACTCCTGCACAATTTAAAAGTAGGATCCAAAACGATAGTTACAATGTAATGTTTGAAACTGGTTTAGACAATGATTACAGTGTGTATCAATCTAGTTTAATGGGAGCTCCAAATAGAGTATTATATAGCAGATATGGAACACAACCTTTAGTACAAAAAAATATAGTAACAAATGTAGGAACATAATATGGCAATAAATTTTCCAAATACCCCAACAAATGGAGATACATTCACAAGTGGAGACACAACATGGCAGTATGACGGTACAGCCTGGAATGTTGTTATAGCAGGAAATCTTACACCTATAGATTATTTTAAAACATTTGTTACCGATGCCGGAACTATTGTTGCAGATACACCTGCAGACACAATAAATTTATTAGGTGGCTCTAATATTACAACAAGTGTTAGTGCTGGAAATCTTAATATTGCATTTACGGGCGATGTTGCCGGTGTTACACAAAATATTTGGGAAACATTTCAAGCAGATAGCGGAAATACTAGCGCAAACACCACCACTGACATACTTTCAGTAGTTGGCGGCACAGATATCAGTACAGAAATTACCGGAGACACACTTACTATTAATTATACTGGTTCCGGCGGCGGTGGCGGCGGAGCAAATGCTCTGAATGATTTAACAGATGTCGACACTACAGGCTATGTTGCAGGAGATTATCTTGTTAGGAAAGGACTTGCATGGGAACCAACTGGTAGAAAATGGACTTTACATTACATGCCTGCTATTGCAATGCTAACTGTTGATGCTATAGGAGTTACCGCCTATACATTTAATAGTCATTACTCAGGAAACAATCCTACAATTTATGCACTTGCTGGAACTACCATTGGTTTTGACCTAACAAACGCTAGTGGCCATCCATTTGAAATACAAGATCCTACTTTGTCGCAATACAACAACAATCTAGTACACATTGATGACGAAGGAGTTGTAAGCACAGGCGCATCAGCGCAAGGTAAAGAAAGAGGTGTGTTGTATTGGCAAATTCCTGAAAGTATTTCAGGTAATTACGTTTATCAATGCACTACGCATGCAGCAATGTTTGGGACAATAGTTGTAAAACGTCTCAGTGTTATTTAATTTGTGATTGTTGCAATAACTGTATGCATTCTTGACGTTTTTTTAGGATTTTTTCTCTAATATCTCCAGCAAGATTAGGAACAATCATATTTTTTCCGGCCGGATCGTGCCAATTATCCATATTTTGAGCCAAATGGTATATTTCGTCACAAAGTTTATTAATTCTTTGTTTTAACACAGGATTAGATGAGCTTTTAACCTTACTTCTCCATCCTTCTAACTCTATTCTTAATTTACTGGCGTGTGCAAGTTTCGGTAACATCCTATTTGGCTCCTAATATACTGTCTGATTTAAACACATTGAAAAAATCTTGTTCATTACTAGAATTATTTACCTCTGTTATGCTACTATTTTCTTCTAAACTTTGTAAACTACTTGGACGCATTGCAGGAACATGCCAAACTCCGCCTTCGCCTAGCTCTTGTTCATATAATTGACCATTATTTGTGTCGATCCACCTAAATTTAAATTTTCCGTTGTTAATAAAGTATGTTTTATCTTTATCTTTGTGAAAAATCATATCTGTACAACTTAGTTTGTTTGGAAATACTAAAATTTTGCCACTATAAGTTGGTTGGTTAGCCCAATGTATTTCATATCCCCAAGAAAATTCCTTAACGTTATTTTGTTTGTTCATTTTAAAATCTCTATTGCAATAAGTCGATAACTTTAAACACAGTTTCAAGTTTAGAAAGGTTTATTTTATTAGTAAGTGTGTTTTTTAAACCGTAATGCAACGGTTTTGGCCATTTGTTAAAAGAAACCCACGCAAATCCATTGTGTTCTGCGTTGAGTGAGGGTAAAAATTCTTCATCAACTACACACAAGTATGTATGGAAGTGAAATTGTTTATCATTAGAAACAAAAGTTTCTAATGGAATAGTTTTTTTAATTTCTATTTTTCCAATTTCTTCAAAAATTTCACGCTGGAGTGCTTCCCATGGTGTTTCAGCTTCTTCATTAGTTCCACCTACCAATCCCCACATATCATTATGCTTGCCGTTTACTCTATGTAGGAATAAAAAACGTTTGGTATTAAGTGCGTATACCAAAGCACCACTACATACTATTAATTTATCTTTCATATTAATAGTTATTTAAAATTCTAAACGCCATGTTCCAACTTGATATTCGCCATCTATAGACAATATCCACTCGTCTTGATCGAATTTATACTGGACGCCTGTATTTAGATTGGTTGTATATACAACGGTACTATCATCTTCGCTAGAATCAAAAACAATATGCCATTTTGATCCATCCCATTCTACAATATCATTAGCACTTGCGACAAAATCAGTTCCGTCTGCATTTTTCCATGCGTCGGGCCCGTCATATCCTGGTTTACCTACATTAACACTATCATTCAAATCGCCTAAAAGGAGTATTCTTGGAT